TTATTAGCAATCACCTCTTGTCCCGAACTACTATCAAAGTATGTGAAGGAGAAGTTCTGAGGAACCTCAAGACCTTTCTTGAGAATCAAATTGTTATTGCCATCTAGAATCTCTTGAGTTTCATAGTGGTGAATGTTATACATGTTCTCATACGAACCATACTTATTCAGTATGTAATTATCGAATGAGATCTGATCCATTGGCCACTCACTCTCAAAGTTGATTACATTATTTGAGAGAAGAATCAACCAATCAAGACTCTCATCATCATATACTCTCTTTGCAACATTATCTGGTCTCTCATTCGTTTTGATGATAGTCTTAGAAAAGAAGTTGAGGTTCTCAAAGATCTCATCAGACAACTTGACTCTCTTGAAGAGGTTCTTTGTCTGAATATAGTCATTGATATACTTACGATCAGGGAGACGACTCACATAATCAAAGTTTGGTACGTGTCTGAAATACTTATCGAATGCCATTAGAATCCAACTCCTGTAAGTGCTGCTGCAGAATCTTGATCGTCTGCGTAGACTGGGAAGACCTCACTGAAACTAAGACTGATATCATAACCAGTCACCTGTCCATCACCATATGTCATATAGGCTCCGTCAGGCGTATAGTTCACTCTAAAACTAGTGAGTGCACACATCTTGATACGATTCATAGATGGGTGTGGTTTTCCATTAAAGAAGTATTCAATCTTGAATACACTTGGTGTGTGTAGGAAGATATTGCCACTTGATCTTCTTGGGTTCATATTCTTCTTGAAAGATCTAATAATATTCTTACAAACCTCAGCTTCACCATCGTCTCTTGGTCTCAACTTGAAGTTGAAAGAGAATGTTCTCAGTGCAGGACCCTTGAATAACAACTCAAGGTTTGGGTTGATAACAACACCTTGACCACGAGCCAACACATTAGTTCCACTGGCTTGACCAGCAAAGTATCCAACAATGGCATCCTTCAGAGTGGGGTCTTTGAGTAATCCACTACCAACTTGTTGAAGATCAGCAAAGGCACCTTGCATGATCTTACCAATATTATTACCTTTTTTTACCCTACTAAGAGTACTAAGTGCCAAGTTGCCCGCTGCCTCCTGTAAGAAGTTCATTGTATCTTCACCCCAGTTTGTTGAACTGGTGTCTTCAATATTTGGCATGATTGGGAGAGTCACGGTCTCACGACGAGCACCAAACCCACTATCTCTCAACAGTCCTTGAGGGCCCTTGGGATCATATTCGTGTGCAATGAACTGAACAAAATCATATCCAAGATCAGGTATAGCACCCAATGGATACCTGTAGTTAGTTGTTGTATGATTGACATCTTTCTCTTTAGGAATATCCAGTGACTCAAGAACGGACTCACCCTTTTCTTTTAACTCCTCTAGAGTATAGCCTGCGTTTTCGCCTTTGCTATTATTCTTTTCACCTGTCTCTGCATTCTCAACTAAAGGAACTCCACTCTCTGCGTGAGCAGCAGTTTTCTGTTCATATTCAGACTCACTTGAGTAATTATCTACGTTGTTTAGTGCGGCAGCTCTATCATTATTGAACTTGTTTGCACCATCAGCATAGAATGCCGTATTGAATTCCTCCTTACTGAGAGGTTGTTTGCCCTGTTTCTTCAGCTCATTATTGTATTGCCTACGAAAGTAAAGTTCGTTTGTAACCGTCCACTTTCCATCTGGGCCACTTTCTGCAAGACTAATAGCCACCCCACCAGAAACCTCCCTTGGAGGAGTCTTCAGAGTAATCTTTCCTGTGTCGGTGTCGGTGAAACTGTCAACGGTCATCCCGTTCCACACTCTTGTTTGCTTCTTAACAGCCATTATGGGTGTGCCTTATGATCTATTTATGGTGATGTCTTGATATGGAATGAGTCTAAGGTCTCTCAGTTCAGATGGGTATACAAGGTAGGGATTGGTTGTCAACTCCTCAAATGTATACTGACGAAAGTCACCCCAGTGATAGTTTAATCCAGTGAATCCCCACTGGTAGATACCAGTGCAGGCAATCAAAGGGTGTTTATCATATCTAATTCGTGGTGTCTTAGCTTGATACCCAAAGGTATAATAGGCACCCACCTGAGGAACAGCTGCCACAGTATCAGTGATGAGAGATAGTATTCCCTCCATCATCTTCTCTGGTGTTCTCAGAATAAGAATGTCATCGATGAGATCTTCTAGACGACTTTCTTCTCCGTTGTACTCCTCTAGATCTATTGGGTCTACTATCATACTGTTTGATACCTAACTCATCCTCGGTGATGATTCTAAACTCAACCCCATTATCCAAACAGAACTCAGTGGCTGCCTTCCACTTAGCCTGATTCTTCTCATACTGTGCAGCTTCATAAAGAAATGACTTTGTGATTCTATTTGGTGTTGGTGGTCTTTGTGTCTGTCTCTTTGGCTTCACTTCAATCAATTGTTTCTTCACCTTCCCAGTGATCTCTCTAACCTCAATCAGAAAGTCTGGGTAGTATCTATGCACTCTTCCATCAGTAGGACACACATAAGGAATTGAGAACTCCTCACTTGCCCACTTCAGGATGTTGGGATTGGTATCACACCAATGGCAAAACCTACGTTCCCATGTTGAACGACAAATAATATTGTTGGGATTACCCTGATACTTTTCAGGGTGAGATGGTTTGAAAATACTCTTGATACTTTCTCCCACAAGTCACCTACATAGTTATAGTAATCAAGTATATTTATAGATGGCTATTGGGCCTTTAAAAACATCAGATATCAAGAGTCGTGTATTGCATCTTGCACAGACCTCTGTATATCAGATCAAACTTGCTCCACCTGCTTCTGTTCTTTCACATCTGAAAGATAATGGTTTTGATTATCAACAGGATGGTGAGGATGTAGAACTTCTATGTCAACAAACAGTTCTCCCTGGTAGTAGTTTCTCCACACACGAAGTTTCTGACAACTACACTGGTGTCACAGAGAGGATGGCATATCGTCGTCAGTATGATTCAACAGTTGATCTCACTTTCTATGTTGATCATGACTACAAGGTGATGACCTTGTTTGATGGTTGGTTTGATTTTATTGCTGGTCAGGGTGAAGGACAATATCTAAGTGATGAGAATGCAGTCAAGAGATATGTGAATTATAGGATGAACTATCCTGTCTTCTACAAATGTAATATGTACATTGTGAAGTTTGAGAAAGATGTATCAGATGTGAGAGATGTATTTCAACATGATGAAACTTTCCAGTTAACATATACTTTGGTGAATGCCTTTCCTCTCAATATCATCAGCACTCCTGTCTCTTATGAAGGTAGTGCTATCATGAAGTACACAGTATCAATGGCATTTGATAGATATGTGATGAGCAAAAGACAGGTTACTGAGGTTGAATAACCCCAACTAAATAACACACTGAGGTTTTTATAAACACATTATGCCTTTACCAAAAATTGCAACACCCACTTATCAAATGGTGTTGCCTTCTACAAAGAAGACTATTAATTATCGACCCTTTCTGGTTAAAGAAGAGAAACTTCTAGTCTTGGCTTTGGAGAGTGAAGATCAAAAACAAATCACTACAGCAATCAAATCAGTTATCAAGAATTGTATTAGTAGCAGAGGCCTTAAGGTAGAGAATCTACCCACTTTTGATATTGAGTATCTGTTCCTTAACATTCGTGGCAAATCTGTAGGTGAAGAAGTTGAAGTGTTGATCACAGCACCTGATGATGGTGAAACACAAATCCCTGTCAAGATTGCACTTGATGAGATCCAAGTTATTGAACCTGAAGGCCACAACAATACTATTCAACTTGATGATTCTTTGAGAATGGATATGAAGTATCCCTCTCTGGAACAATTCATCTCCAACAACTTTGGTATTGGTGATGATATGAATCTTGAGAAATCTTTTGAAGTGATCGCCTCTTGTATTGATAAGATCTATAATGAAGAAGAAGTGTGGGATTCTTCTGATGTAAGTAAGAAGGAACTCATGGAATTCCTTGAGGGTATGAACTCGGCTCAGTTCAAAGATATTGAGAAGTTCTTTGAAACGATGCCCAAACTTTCTCATACTATTGAAGTTACCAATCCAAAGACTGGTGAGAAGAGTGATGTGACACTGGAAGGGCTCTCAAGTTTTTTCGCATAGCCATGATCCACATGGATCTTGAGGGTTATTTCAAACTCAACTTCGCGTTGATGCAGTATCATAAATATTCATTAACGGAGATTGAAAACATGATGCCTTGGGAACGTGATGTTTATGTTGCACTTCTCCAACAACACCTTGAGGAAGAAGAAGCAAAATCAAAAGC